TTAAAACGCTACTGCTAATTCATCAACACTGCTTCCTACAAATGCAATTGCTACCTGATACACTTCACTATCCACTAGCGTTAGTGTAAGCGGTGCTAATGTCCCATGATTTACCAAAGACTTTTGAACCTCTGACAACGTGGATTCTAAGGCGACTATCTCAGATTGAGCGGTTGTTAGTTCGGCTTGAACAGTGACAAGGTCAGCTTGGGCAATGGCAAGGTCTGCCTGAGCCGTTGCAAGGTCTGCTTGAGCGGTAGTTAGTTCGGCTTGAACAGTAGTCAATTCGGCTTGGACTGTTGCGAGTTCCGCTTGAACCGTTGCAAGTTCAGCTTGTACTTCTTCAAACTGTTCAGGCAATACGTATCCTGCAACTTGCAAGGTATTAATCTGGCTTTGTAGTGATGCGATAGTGGTTTGTAACTGAACAACTTGTTGTTGCAAGGTCGTAATCTGTGATAAATAACTTAGGCTTAAACTATCAGTTGTCCCTGTTTCATTTCCGCCTACGGTTTCTTCAATCGTAAATTGTAACTGGTAACGGTCGTAACCTGCTCCACTAAATTTTCCTAACGCCGTGAATTTCCCCATAAAGGCAAAGTCCACTGCGCGCTTGCCTGATGTATTGGGAAATAAACACACAAAAATCTGTTTTTTCTTTCCAACATAGGCGATAGAAGCCGCCCATGTAGCCCGCTCGCTTTCTCTCAAATGGTTAAGAGGAAACTGTAAGGTTCTGTACGTGGGCAAATTATCCGATTGTAGGCTATTACCTGCGGTTCTTTCCTGTTCACTATCATCTTCGTGTCCCCATGAGTAACCGTATTCAATGTTAATTTGAGGGGATAACGCCAAACCAATGAATAATCGCCCAACATCAATATAACTATCTGTATTATTCGTATCGGTTATCGTAATAATAAATTCATCATAGGCAGTTTCAGTAAAGAAATTGAAGGCATAATTGCGGGTGGTATCGGGTGCAATAGCTTGATTGCTCGCTAACGACACGGTTAGAACCGTGTCAGATTCTAACTTTAAGGTTAAGCTAATACTAACCGTTGCAGAAAAATTGCAATTCCATAGGCAACAACCGCTTGCCACCCGTGCAACGGCTAATGCACCGCTAATAGTTATGCTTGTCCCAATAACACGGGCGGGATGTGAAGCCGATTCCATTTTTAAATTATCAATCGGCGTAACAGGGGTAGGTACACAGGATAGTGTGGCATTATCTCCATCATTTACCATGATAATTTTTAGATTATCTGTGTTACTCATCTTAAAACCCCTATTTCACTTGAACCGCCGATTAAGGGCGCGGAAATACTTAATACAATCACATTTGTCGCAACTGCCAAACCAAAACGATTATAGGCAATGGTGATTTCTGAGCCGATTGGCAACAAACTTGCGTTAAAATATACTTTAAATTTAAACACATCACGCATTCGTGAGTACATTACTGTACGGCGCGAGGCTTCAGCAAACGCATCTAATTCATTAACTAGGCAGGTTTCTGTTATATCGCCTGTTGATTCTAATAACGTTGCTTCCCGCCATTGTTCTTCAATCCCCGTATTGCTTGTTTGTGCAATCAACCATTCTTGCTTAAATGGCTGTCTTTCTGCTTCGGTTAAGTCTTCTGCAAAGCTGTCTGCCTGTACAGTGTAATTTTTCTTATAGCCTAAGCGTAGGCTTGCAACGGGCGGAATTCGTTTGGCTAATTCCATACTCCCTTGCACAATGTCATTTTTCGGAATATTGATGACAGGATTTCCTGTTACGTCACCAAAGCGTTTTAGACTTAATCGCCCTTCATTATCCGTTATGGCAAACGCACCAATAGAACTTAATAGCTTATTAAAGAGCGTTTTAAATGTCATTTTCTCTTTAATATAAATCCCCACTGGCTGAGGACATAAATAGTTAAATTCTGCCAAATTAACCAGTTCTAATTCTGGCAGTCTATTTACCAGTACATAGTTAATAATATCGCCTACGGTTTGCACAAATTGCCCATTCCACGTCGCCCCTTGAACGTCGCAAGTCAGCCGATATTTAACGGGTTGAATCAATCGGAACGTGCTGTTTTGCAAGTCAACATCGGTGTAATCAATTCCCAACGTTAAACCAATGCCACCATCCCTAACAGCCGTTAAGGCGTTAGACGAACCACTATGAAATTGATAAATTAACAAAGCCGTATCAATACAAATAGGCTCAATATTAAAAACCGTCCCGAATACATCAGGATAAATCTGATTTTTAATATGTGTTTGTGTGTACGTATTTGTCTGCAAGGGATTATCTAAGATTTCCGTTGCATCTCTAAACGGAATACTTAACTGGGTTTCGCCACTGGTGGTGATGCCTTCCCGCGCAATATAGCCATAAGCAATTTGTGTCAGGGTATCTAAGGCTTGATTTTTACTGCCTACCCACATTCTATAACGACGCATTCCAAACGATTGCATTAACCAATCATCGCGCTCATTGGCGAAGTTTTTCACGGTTAAAGCGTCGGTATTGGTTTTTATAATTCCATCAAATGCCCCGCTTAACTCACGACTAACCGTTGGTTTATTAACAATACATTCATAGAATGAAGTATTAGCGCGTGCATCAGTAGGCTTGCTGATGTAGGGTGCAGTAGCAATAAAATGGCGTTCAACAACGCTGGTTTGTGGGTTAAAGTAATTGAGTTGTACCAATAAAACAGCGGTATCTGTTGCGGGTATAGTTACGAGCGCCTGTTCACTACTTGGCATCTCTACTAATAAGGTATAGCTGTAGGCGATTCCGCCTACGAGTAGTTCTATAACGTGACTACCTACTTGGTAAGGTGTGCCAGATAACGCATAGCCTGTTGGCGTGGTCGTCAGGCTTAAAAAAAGGGGAAGACTAACAGCCTCTACCATTTCCCCATCACTGGTAAAATGCCAATAATAAGCGTTGTTGACACTCGAATTGGTTGGTGGGGCTGGGGTTATGCTCATTTTAACCTTTGGGGATTAAGAGATGATAGCCTGTGCTATAAATGAGTACAGCCTCATAAGTAACACCTTCTTTATCAATCGTTGCAAGGTTTGAAAAAAGACTACTTGGAGCTAACCAAATATCACAAATGCTGGTAATTTGTCCCACTGGAGCAGCATACTTGCTGGGGTTATGCAGATACAACGGATAGAAAGGGGTTGTAAATCCGCCAGAACCATCTGGCACGCGGGCTGTAGCCCCGCTGGGCACATTTAAATAAATTAGTGCGGCAATTGACCCTATGTAGCAATTCGCGTTTGTACCTGTGACGGTATTACCATTATTATCAACCGCTTTAGGAATATAAGTGGCAGCAGTATTGCTATAAATAGTGTAATAGAAGTTCACCAAACAAAAAGATGGATAGCTCGTTGTATTCCATGGCTGTCCCCTGCTCAGTTCAAAAATTGGGACTACTCCACTATTCTGTGAATTACCCCACGACGCACCTATTTCCGAAGCCATTACAAGGTATCGGGGATTAGCCCAAATATAGACACTTCCCCCGCTAGTAAGATTCAGCGGCTGTGTAACGGCTGTGGATTGGTTCGTACCTGCATTAGTGGTTTCGTTCCACGCTTCCCATAAGGTTACGGTAAGGCTACTCGTTTGCGAATAAATTTCCACATACTTATAATTACTCGCATTGTCCGCATGGGGAGCTTTTATAATCGTCTTATTAGTCGTGCCTGTACTACTATCATGCACCGACCAACCTGCGGTGGAAATAGTCGTTAAAATAGATGAACTCGCCTTATTACAGCTTGCCGATAGATTATTAACATCGGTTTCACCTGTCAGTATTGCAATAATATCTGCGTGTACATGGGCAAGTGTTGCGCTAGCAGAATATGTGTATTTAGTTCTCATTATCCTTTCCTAATCAATGTGGTTGTATCTATCACGGCGTAACTGTCTGCATTTAGCGTTACCTCCATTTGACTCAAGGCAATTGTTTTTAATAACCCAAATAATTTACCTAATACAAAACCACCCGACGCGGGGTTTACAAACTGAGGATAAGCAGGCGCGTATAAATTACCGCTGGTGTCTTGCCCTGTTGAGGTTGTCGCAAAATCAGCATCCAACGTTTGTACTGTTGCACTGTAGTTATAAAGTAATATTTGCGTGTCTTGATTAAACTGAGTAACACACCTTCCACTCACTAATAGTCTCACTTTATCCAAAGAAGCGGGATAAATTGGCGTATATTCACACGCATAAATCAATGTACTAACCACGCCATTTTGTGTGCTTTGCATAGCAACAAAACGGTTGGAAGAAAACAAAACTAACTTATTTAGTTGATTAACCGTGGGCATAGCAAGGGAAATGCTTGCAGCCGTTGTAACGTTAGTGCCTGATACAGTGGTACTATTCCACGCCTCCATACCGTCTATAGATAAGGAGTTGCTAATTAACCGAATCCGTACAAACTTAATCGCCGTTCCTGTTTCTTGTGGCGCGCTTAAAACGATAAACCCCGTACCACTATCTACCAGCGTCCAGCCAGCGCTGACATCCGTCAACAACTCACTATTTGCCATATCACACGCACTGCCAAGCCCAATAAGTGTTGTCGTTCCTGTTAAAGCAAGACGAATCGCGTCTAAAACGGTCGCATTAGTAGCGGTACTGCTTAAACTCAAACTTAAATACATTAGGAAAATCTCCCATTACTACCTGCTTTTTCTAAGGCTTTTGCTTGTTTATCGCCTGTTTCTTTTACCGTGCTAGAAACACGATCTGAACTACTCAATAATTGCTCTAAAATCGCCTGTGTTCTCTGTTGCGCTTCAATCAAACGGGCAATCAACGCCAACAACTCAGGACTTGCCCCTTGTTGCGTCATTTGTGGTAACTGATTTAGCGGAATAATCGCCTCTCTACCCGCCTCACCAATCAAGCCAATAGTAGGCTTGGTGACAATTCCACCCTCGGCAAACGCAGGTAATCCATATTGTGCCGCAATTGCCAGCACATCCTCTCTGGTATAACCCAGCGCGTCTGCCAACTGACCGCTGGTTACCCCAGACTGTTTAGCCATGTTGTAAATTTCGGTCATGCTTTCTTGGGTAATACCCTTTTGCGCAACAACCGCTCCGACATAATCGGTAATATCTTTTTTGGACACGGCGTTATAAGTTTGTCCATATTGCGCAGCGGTTTGGCTAACCGTTTGCTTATCCACGCCGATTGCGCCCGCTAATCTATCAGGTGCAATGCCATACTGACTTGCTGTATTCACAATCTGACTAACCGATTGCTGATTAACCCCCCCACTCGCCTGCACCGCTTGACTTACATAATCTGCTATTTGCTTATCAGAAACTGCGGGAGTCGTTACTGCATTAGCAACGCTATCCGTGCGTGTGCCTAATTGGGGGAATAAATCCTTAATAACTTGACCTACATTATTAATATCAATCCCAAATTGCGTTCCTAAATCCTTTAAACTCGCAACCAGTTGATTAGTCCCTTGGGCTTGCGTGGTTTCCACTACATTGGAAAGCGTTTGCAATTCTGACAAAGCACTTTCCTGTAATCCCTTCAATTCCCCTGCATAAGTAGAATCTTGAAAAGATTGACTAACACTATTACCTTTAGTGGTTAAATCCACCCCTAACGACGTTAAATCTTTTAAGCCCGCGTCACGAATCGCTTTAAATTGCGCGCTGCTCGCATACATTTCACTGGCAACATCTAAATAAGAACTAAACGCTTCACCGACTTTTTTAGCCGCTTCCGCATCGCCGCCTTGTGCTTTACCTAATAAATCTTGGTATTGCGTTTGCGCAGTACTAAAGCGGTCCTGCGCGCTAAAATAAGTTTTATTGAGCTGAATCGACATCACGCGGTCTTTTAACGATTGCGCAATATCTAATAACTCATTGGCGTTATCTAATTCGGTTTGATGCTTCTCTTCTAGCAAGGATTTTTGTTCTTCATATTGCGTCATAATCGCTTGGCGTAAATCGCCCGCTAAGCTAATCCGCTTTTTCAATTCATCAGGGTCTTGCAAAATTGAGTCTGCATTACCTGTGTAATCCCCATAAACCTGTTCTTTTAACCGTGCAACAGAATCAACAGACAAGCCGTTAAGGCTATTAATATCATCACCAATTCCCTGATTAAGCGAATCTAATGAATCCATTAACTCTGTAAAAACACTAATCCACCCATCTGCCATCGCCCGCGCATCTGTTTCTGCCGTCTGCATGTACGTGACAACTTTCACAGCGTTCTGCATTAATTCATCAGTAGAAATACCTAATTCCTCAGCCCATTTTGCTAAGGTTTCAGGGTTTTGAGATTTCGCCCATTCCGCCGCCTGCGCACTACCAACGCCTAACTCAAGCGTTTGTTTTGCGAACTCATTTAAAGGGTCGCTCAGGGTTAAAAAGTCATTTAATGAGGTATGGAAAGATTCAATAGATTTCGCAAAATCATTTAATCCACTAATCACATCAGGGATAAGTTCTTGTAATTCATCATCGGTAATACCTAAATCTTGGGCATATCCCGCGATGTCGGCTTGATTCAAGCCCTGCAAAAATCCAACGGCTGAATCGGCATTCATGCCCAAGCGATTTACTGAATCGGTTAGCCATTGTGTGACTTGGGCTACTTGCGAGCCGTTGGCGGTGTAATCTAATAACCCTGTTTGCCAAGCGGTAAATTCTGCCAAGCGTTCTTTTTCAGCCGTCGCTTGCTCGCGTAAAATACTGAGATAGTCAACAGCGTAGCCTTCTAATTCATCAATAGAAATCCCTGTTTCACTTGCAATCTTGCGTAGTTGCGTATCATCCAATCCATTTATAGAATTAGCGATGTCCTCAGCACTGCCGCTAAAGTTGATCATGCTCAAATCAGCATTTTTGAAAACATCAGACAATTGATACAGTTTTAAATCCGTGTCATCTAACCCTGTTCCGAATTCACGTAAGGATTGACGTAAGCTATCAAGGCTTTCTACTTCTTTTTCTACTTCTTGAGTTGTATTTGAGGTAGCCGTGTCTGCTTTATCAGATACAGCACTAGCCTGTTGTGATTGCACATAAGGCGCGGTAATAGAAGTAGGCGTAGATACCGCGCTAAACGTCGCACTGCCAATATCTTGCAAGGCGGGTTGTAAATCAGCAAGCATTGCTTTGATGCTTTCATCTTGCATAACGGTAGTCATTACTGCGATAACGTTCTTAACCTCAGAAACGACACCTGCAATATATTCCGCTGCGATTTGTCCACCTGCTGCTAGGGCTGTAGCGGCGGTACTTCCACCTGCGGTTAAACTAACGGCAGAATTATTGCTGGCAGTAATATCTTGATTAGCTGAAAGTGTAGAAGCTGAAACCGTGTTACTCGCAGATATAGATGAAGCCTGTAACATAGGCTCAACTAAACCTGTGTACACCATGTTAGACACGGTAGAAAGTACCGTACTCAACATCTGCTCTTGAAAAGCGTTGGCAAAGGCGTTGCTAAAACGTAATCCTGCATCTTCTGCATTAGTTGCGTTAAGAACGGAATCTTTTAACCAACCACCAACATCTTGCGCAGTTAATGAGGTTGCAAGAGCATCAATTTGTTCAATTAAAATATCAAAACCATTCGCTACGTTAGTAATTCCATCGTTCACACTTTCCGCTTGTAAATTAAAGTATTCAGCAACCTGTTCAGACAACGCGATGGCATCTGCAAATAACGCGGGGTCGCTCATATCACTTGCCATGCCGTCAATTAATGCTCTAAAAGCATCTTTTGACTTAGGCATTTCTAGCCCTAACTGTGTAAATGACGACGTTAAACTATCGTTTAACACCGTCATTTTGTTAGTGCGTTGTTCTTCTTCACTTAAAAAATTACTGTAGAAAGTATCCAAATTGCTAGACAACGTACCAATATCACCAGACGCATCTATTAATGATTGGCTAATTAAACCCGCGTCATAACCAACTAATTTGAACGCATCCTTTAACCCCAATAACGAATTAATAAACGCACTAACCTCTTCTGGTTGTGCATCCCATTCGTTAAAATTATTAACAATTTCCCGCATGTTTTTAAAGAATTGCGCGTCAGGGTCAACAATGTCTTGAGTATCATTTAGCCAAGACATACCGTCTTGAATTTGCGTGGCAAAGTCGTTGGCCATGTTGATGAATGTTTCTTGAGGAACGTCCACCCCGATTGCATTAAACGCATCAGTTAAATAGGTTTGTAACTTACTTTGAGATTCATCAAAGGTTAATCCGCTCCAATCAGTGCTAGCAATCAGGCTGTTCAAGCCGTCTTGTACAGTCCCCGTAATTTGCACGGCGTATTTTTGCGTGTCAGGTTTCCACATGAATTCTTGCGTAGCTTTATCATATAAGCCATCGCTCGCTTGCTTAAGTACGTTTTGAACTTTGTCTGCCATGACGGCTGTTATGCTGGTATCAACACCCGCAATATTCGCCTCGGTAAACGCATTTTTAACCATGATGCTCTGCATACGTGCGAATTGCGTTTCAAAGTCATCAGTCCCCTCATGCACCATGTCTATGACAGATTTAAAGTTAAAGTTATCAGTCAGAGCCTTGCCAATCTTTTGTCCAGCATCCTCAATTAACTTAACGGTAGCGTCAATAGACTCTTGCAATTGCTGATTCGTTTCACTATCAACTTCGCTATAAGTGGTTTTCTTACCCCCGCCGATTAACCCCTTGTTGACTTCCACCGTTTTTACAGCAAACGACGCGCTCAAGTCTTTAAAACTTGCTGTTAAATGTTGCGATTCAACTTCCCACGAACCAAATAACTTATTCATAACGGGTGTAACAGCGAAACCTAACGCTGTACCAACACCGGGCAACGCCACGCTTAAACCTGCACTAATCCCACTGGTTAATGCGCCTTTAATATCACCGCTAAATAGAGACATTATTGACGTAGAAAAACCACCTAAACTACCACCCGCTTTACCCAATTTATCCGTCAAGCCTGATACGGCACTTCCTACGCTTTCCAGCGCACCGCCAGTTTTAAACAGGTCGCCAACACCTGACAGCATTCCGTCACTATCAAAGATACCAGTGATACTGGAAAGAAGACCCTTATCCGATTCCTTACTTGTACTAGGTTGCGTCGTTTGTATTTTGTTTGCTACTTGCTTGACTAAATCGCCCGCACCACTGGCGAATCCTTTCGCCGTGTCAACAATTGCTTGTGCAGACAACGCGGTTGCATTCGCAAAACCTTGCACGCCTTGACCTGCTAAACCCAATGCGTCAACTTGTTGCATATTGGCTGTAGCAAGCGTTTGACCCGCGACTATTTGCTGTTGGTCGGTAACGGTTTTTTGTACAGTAGATTGGGTTAAAGCCTGCGCTTGTTGCTGTTGTGCCTGTGTTAGCGTGTTATTTGCCGTCACAAATTTACTAATATCAATAGCATCAACTTTTGTTTTCCAATACTTCTCGAAGTTTTCAGCCATTTCCTTATCGTTAAGGGATTTAAACTGATTCAAATCAATGCCTAAAATCTTTTTAATATCTGCACTACTGACATTACTTAAGATATTTTTACGGGTATCGCTACGGGTAAAACTCCCTGTATCTTGTGCTGATTTAATCGACGCATAACCACCCATGCCTTGCTGATGCGCAAGGTACATATCGGTTGCACTAATATCATTCGTATATTTTTGAATTTGCTTTAAGTTATCTATGTATAACTTAGCCGCTGCATTGGCGTTAGCGAAAGGGTCAAAGACATTACTGCTATCAAGCCCGTATTGTTTGGCTGTACTTTTGACAAATTGAAATAACCCAGAAGCACCTGAACCTGAGTTATACGCATCGGCATTGAATTTACCACCCGTTTCTATGCTCGCAAACTTCAAGAAATCGGTTTGTGAAATACCGTTTTTAACGGCGGCTTGAATAATCGCTTCAATGGATTGATTATTGCCTTTTGCGGTATAGGTTTGTGAGGTATTGCTTGCAGATACTACATTGCTTTTTTCCACCGCTTTTGTGAGATTAGCGGTAGCATCGTTTAACCCAATATTTACTTTAAGTAATGATTCCTCAATCCCTTTTTGCAGATTAGCAATACCCGTATTAACGCCGTCTATCATGCGTTTAACACTGTCATCCGTTCCCGTTTTAAGGCTTTCTTGGTAAGTTTCAAATATCTTACTTGCTGCACTAACATCTTTAGCCGTTTGTGCGTCTGCAATACCCAACGCACCTTCAAGCGTGACCTTACCGCTATCACCATTAAAGAAACTGGTTATTTGTTCTTTTAATTTAGTGAGCTGGTCTTTTATATTTTGCTTATTAATATCAACTATAAACCCTTTAACCGCATCACCAATCTTTAATTCACCCGTTGCCACTTTTTCTGCATAATCCGCCGCAGAATTGGTCATAGTTTCCCATTGTTTTTGCGTATTCTCTAAGACAGCCTTCTGCTCTAACAGAGACTTGACCGCATCGCGTTGGTCTGGTGCAATGTCAACTAGCGCATTGTATTGCGCGCGCTCTTTTTCTGTGAGTTGTAAAAGGGTGATTTCTTCTTGCAGGGATGCAATGCGGTCAACGCCCGTGCTTTTAGCAGTGGCTTGATTATTTAACGTAATAACCTGTTTAGCGGTTTCTTCACCAACTTGTTTCATCAAATCAAGATATTCACGCGCTTGCTTGGTTAAACCAGACGCATCATAACCTTGTTGTGCTTCAATCAGTGCGGTTTGTGACACAACTAAACGGTCTATTTCAATAACTTGTTTTGCTAATTCTGAATTATATTGTTGGGTTAAATCTAATTCTTTTTGTTGGGTTTCAGACAAGCCGACCTTTTGCAGTTCAAGGCGTTTATCTCTTAATAGTGTGATTGCCTCACCTGCTTGCTGGGCTTGTGATACCAACAAACCTAAGTCATTACCATACTTATCAGTGGCTTCATACTGCGTTTTCTGTTGTGCATTTAATCCCGCTTGGGCTATTTCCGCATAAGCTTCTTTTGCAGTATCAACATATTTCTTAAGCGTATCCGCTTGTTGTTTTATCGCTTGTTCTTCAACTTGCGCCGCTTTCTTACGTGTTTCTTTATTGCCTTCAATTTGTAATTGCAGGGAAATTAACGACTGTTTTTCTTCTTCAGTTGCTTGAAATTTTTGATTTTTTAAAAGTTCTGTAACAGTTTGTTCAGCACCTGCCTGCTTCTCGTTAAGTGTCGACAAGCGCAACTGCTCTGCCATTGAGGTTTTAATCGCTTCTAACTGTTTCTTGTGTCCTTCTGTGCGCTCCGTCTCCATCTTGGTTATTTCAGCAAGGTTGCGCTTTTCCTCATCCAACTGCGTAACTTTCTGATTACCCACAACAACACTCACGGCTTGCTCATCAGCTAATTTCTGAATCTGCGTAATATTGTCCGCATAGCCTTTATTTAAATCAGCTAAAGAAGCATCAATTTCTGCATTATTTTTAGTGATATTAGTGGCAAAATCGGTAGTGGATAATTCAGCAAAAGTGGTATTGCTTGAAGTTTTTATACTTTCAAGATAGCCATTTAACTGAGTAAATTGGTCGCCAACAGCGGGAATATACTCGCCAATACTAACAACGGTTTGGATAAAGCCGATAAAGGTATCGGTCATCGCCCCAATCGTCGTAAAAAACATCGTTTGTATCGCTTGAATGGGAGACTTAAAGGCTTCCCCCATAATCCCCCAACCTTTACTTAATCTACCTACAAGATTATCACCACCCTGCTTAAGGTATTCCCAGCCCTGTAAGGTTGTTGATACAAAAAACATCCCGCCAGTTTTTGCAATATCAAATTGCTCATAAAGATATGAGCCAATTTCCCACCCTGCATAAGCAGCAAACAATAAACCGCCCGCTACCTGTAACTTGCCCATCCAACCGCTGGCAAACTGTGCGGCAACCGCCGTACCATAAAGAGACGTGTTTAATGTGCCCCACAAGACAGAGGTTTTACCCAATAAAGTCGTTTGGGCAGCTAAGTTTGCGCGTAACGCTAACAATGCCATATCAAGCCGACTAGTAGGCACAATCGCCGTGCTGGTAGCAACGGTTAATACATACATTGCACGACTTAAGGTAGTAAATGCAGTGGTTGCCCCACCAACGACAACAGGCAAGCCTTTCATGCCTAAATACAAACCACCACCAACGCCTAAAATATTAACCACGGGCGAGAATGCGCCAATAATTTGCGGTGCGTACCCCGTCATAGTCTTAAGCGCAGACGTTGCATTCTGCATAAGCGGGGTTAAAGTGTCGGAAATAGGCTTTTCAAAAGCGTTTTTAAATTCGGTATAAGCGTTGTTTAAACGGGTATAAGCAGGAATTAAATTTTTCGCACTGGCTTGTGCTGCACCGTCGTATTCTTTGACTGCTTTCAACAAATAATTTTTATACATTTCAGAAGTTATTTTTCCATCTGAAACCATTTGTCGAAATTGTCCGACCGTCACCCCCGCAGCTCTTGCAACCGAATTCAAAATACCCGGCAAAGGTTCTGCAACCTGCATCAACTCCTGCATTTGCAACACGCCACTACCTAATGACTGCGCAATACCATACATTGCAGTCTTAACTTGGTCGCTACTTGCTCCAATATTCGCCGCAACCTGTGAAATACCTTCAATTAATGCGCGGGCTTCCCGCGTTGTCATTAATCCTGCTTGCTGTAAAACTAATGTGCTGGCATAAGATGCTTTAAAGGCTTGTAAATCAGTATTCAGCTTATTTGCTGCATTCGACGCATAATCTTGAGCCTCTGCCAAGCCTTCTAATGTGCCTGTTAAAGACAGTAATCGTGAATTTAACTGTTGAGTCTCTGCAATCGTTTGAACAAAATCGCTACCAACCTGCTTTATAACTGACAAGCCAACAGCCGCCGCAACAACCCCTTTTAAGGTATTAGCCAAACGACTAAAACTATTATCCAGTGAGCCTGCTGCTGTTTTCGCATAGTCCATTCCCCCGCTTAACTTTGCCAGTTCTTCACGGGTTAAGCGGGTTGTACCGACTAAAGCAGAGCCATCGGCGAGGATTTTTACAGTAACGGTAACAGTGGACATGATGGATTACTTGTTTAATGTGCGTACCGCGCTAGATTCAATAACCTGCACAGCACGAATAACAATAGGGGAAATAACTTGTTGTGTTAATGCAAGCCATGCTTGCACCTGAACCCAGTCCAACCCGATTAATCCACCCATCGGCAAATATCGCCACAAATGGCAAACATCGAGAAACAAGTTAAAAGCAGGAACATTGCAAGCATAAACCTGACAAACAACATTATCGGTTTGAATTTGTTCGCCTTCTAAGGCTTCAATCACCTCATCAGGCAAATATCCGTAGTCTTTACGGATATTCACTGCACGTGGGCGAGTTTGTAACATCGCCCAGTGTTCACCGATATTACTTAGATTTTTGTCCACGAAAATTGCGATTGCGCAACTCAGCGTAAGCCCCCATCACCGCAGTACTTAATAACGGGTGATTAGCAATTAACTGCACAGCCTCCACAGGGTCAACGGCAACGCCAGACTTGACGATACCCTCTACCTTTTCAACGACAGCACTAATAAACCCTTTATCGCCATCAGTTTCTACCGCTTCGTCAATTTCATCTTGTGGCACGATGGCATAATGAACCCGTAATTTAATAGGCTTCTTGGGGTCGGCAGTAATGACATTAACATCGGTAGGAATAATAATTTTTTCAGCAATATCAAAACTCATGATGTAAATCTCCTGATTAAAAACAATGGTTAGGTTAGTAAATAGCAATGTACCATTTGGGCGTTAAACCGCCTTTATTGCAGGTACAATCAAGGGTATAAAAATTAATATTGTTTTTTTCCTGTTCGGCAATAGTGGTGATTTGCACTTTACGCGCCCCAACCCGAATAAACTTATCAGTTACCCCATAGGTTACGGCAAAGTCGCGCTCAACAGGGGTTTCATGCTCTGCAAAGGGGTTATACTCCGCTAAAGTAGACTGGCTAAATATCAGCTTTAACTTGGGTAATCCGTCTGTAATGAACACTCCGCCGATACTGTTAGCCTTCTTTGAATCTTCGGACTCAACAACTACATTACCCAAATCCAAAGAGAATTCGCTAAACATAATTTTGGAGACATCCAAGTCTCCCCATGTCAACGTTACATTCTGAAATGGGATAGGCTTAACCCCTGATGTGGTTACATCAGGCATAGCCGTATCTGTTGGCGCGTTATAAATACCTGTTAAATCAAACGCAATTTTAGGCAGTGCTTTTGCTGCTCCTGTAATTACGGCTGTCCCGCGCATGTACGTGGATATCTTTAAGATACCGTCTTGATTAAATCGCGCCGTCATAGATTTCATCAGGCTTTCGTCGCTTGTCGGCTCAAACAATAAGCCCGTAGTCACCGTACTAACCGTTCCCGACGCGCTACTGCTTTCACCATCAACTACATCACTGGGTGTAACAGTGGTTAAGCCCACCTTGCGCACGTATAAAGTCGTTCCTGCAATGTCAATAATTACCCCAACAACAGTCGAGGTAACGCTTACCTCTTCACCCACTTCAAACGTACCCGTTACGCCTGACAGAGCCAGCACATAAGCATCATTTTTAACCGTTGCGCAGGCTTGCAGCGGAACAGTCCATTCAGGCACAAGAATATTTCCTGCTTCCCGCCCTAACGCTTTCATTTCTACTTCGATAGATTCCTTGAACATGGACGCGGTAATTGCAGAGCCGAAAGCCCCGAATTCTCTGTCCAGAACATTACGGTCAATCGGCGTGCTGTTTTTATCAACTTTTGCGCCTACATTAGCTAATATGGCGGTAAAACCGCTATTAGGGTTAACACCCGCCGTTGCTTCTAATGCAGCTTCAACAACGGCTCGTTTCGTAAATTTTATTTCGTAAGCCATTACTAGCTCCTGTCACTGATTACGGTATAAGGCAAGAGGTAATGTTCTTGCCAGACTAAAATATCGTCGGTAAAGTCATAAACCCGACCGCCTCTATACTCCAATCGTTGCACTTGCCCGATTGGTTTAAACCCTAAAAGTTTGCTCATTACTTGAGCCCGTAACTGATTCATTTGGTCGGAACTATCCGAACCAAAATCATCTGTATTGTTTTCAATCATCAATATAATGACGAATAAAGTAGAAACTGTTTGCAACACACCCGTAGCGGCTTGGTTATCTGTTGCCGTCACACCGCTTTCAAACACATAAGCACTCGGCATGTTGTCAACGTTATCCGCTCCAGCCTTCAGATTTGCCACCCCAGAAACTTCTAAAAAATCTGTAATTTCTTTTAGTTTTAAAACAATTTGTTGTCTGACTATTGAGTCTTCAGCGATAATACTTCCCGTTGTAACACCACCAACTAACGCAACAGCCCCACTATCAACCAACGCGGTGGTATCCTGCGTGCTAACACTGCCTGTTAGCGCAATAACGCCACTATCAACATACGTAGGTTCAATCAGGGTAACGCTACCCACTAAGCGAACAATCCCCGCATCAATCTGTTCTGCTATCACAGCAGTAGGCGTAACATCGCCAACTAATTGAATATTCCCTGTAAAAACTAAATTGGTTTGTTCCGCTGTGACACTGCCAACTAACGCAACAATCCCACTATCAACCAGCGCGGTGGTGTCTTGTGTGGTAACGCTACCGACTAGGGCAATATCCCCACGCAATCTTGGCAAGCCAAACCAAAAATTATGCGCCGCTGGCTGAAACCCGCTTTCAAACGTGGTGGGAAATAACGCTTGTCTAGGTAGGTTTAATCGGGAGCAATTGTTCATAAAGTTGCTCATCCCTTAAATCGGGTTCATGATAATTACCCTCTGTGCAATGCCTGATTTCATGGTCGACAATCGCCTGTTCACGCTGATTAAAGTAAGGAAAGGCATCTGTCGGCGCAACAACAATACACAGATTTTCTTCATTAAATATCCTTGTACACCCTACATAGGGATAGCTGACCCCTGTCAACGTTGCACAGTCTGTGGGTACTCTATCTTCATCTACTTGATGAATAATCAAGCCAAACCCATTTGATAACCGTGTAGGATGCTCTGCACAACCAAGCAACAAAAAAGGAATAATAAGCAGTAATAAGTGCATGACTTACCCCGCTAACAATCTGAATGTGCCTTGCTGTATTCCAGATACAGTCGTCGTACACATTTGCATAATGGAAATCGCGGCATTTTCATCTATTTGGGGTAATAATAAAGCAATAGGGTCTCTACTCTCTGCAACGTTTGCCTGTTGCAAAGACATTTCAGACACCTGCTTAACTAGCATCAACCCAATATCGCCCGCGCTTGGCGTTACTGTTGCCATTTGAAAAGATTGAATAGACTGCACGCCTTTATCCCCTGCCTGTAACAAGACAGGAAAGGCTTGTCCAACGACGGGGTTAGTTGCAGGTATCGTGGCGGTAGCGGTTCTATTTGCGACACCTTCTGAATTTGTGTACTTGATGGTGATGCTTGGCGCGGCGTTATCTGTTCCTTGATAAAAATTAACCCACAATTGCACGCCTTCCCCATTGCTTGCGCGGGTAGGTAACGCAACTGAATTAATGGCTTGCAATGTCAAGCTATTACCAACAAGCCCACTATTTCCCCACAAAAAGTCGTACAGGAAAAAAGAGGAGGCGACTGAGCTAGACATAAACCATTTACCTAAATACAGCTTTTCGCCAGATGGCGGGGCAGTAAAGCGAATAGCCCCGACACTATCTTTATTGAAGGTTTGACCTGCACCAGTTGAAGGTGTTACACCTGCGCCATACGTCCAAGTCGTTCCCCAATAATTGAAAAACGTCCCTGCTCCTTTTGTTGTCGTTGATGGCGCATAAAAATTCAACACTTGCTGTGCATTGCACGCAGCAATAACAGAATCCCAGTTCTGAATCACACTACACCCCCATCTACCCAACTAACCGTTATATTTCCTTCAGGGATATACAGCGGTTTACCTATCGGATATAGGCTTGGCGTTGTAAACGGTAAGGCAAGTAATATCTTACTAACTGTAAAATCAATAATACCCAGATATAACGGCGTGTAAGCAATGGTCAGCGGGGGGAAATTAACCGTAGAACTCCCCCCCACAAAACTAACTACTTGATGAGCGTAATTAACATCGCTCACTTCCTCAGTCGGTGCGTTTACCTGAATGCCGTCATCGCCTAAATACAGTGCACACCTCAGACTCGTTGGCATCGAATAGGGTGCAATACCTAATACATGGTCTCGCATCTTTGCCGCGAGATAATCGGTTATGATGGTGTTAGCCATTAATAAGTCCCCCAATCAGTCCGACTAACTCCTTGTCCAAAAGAAGCCTTAAATGGGCTAGTTGTAGCGGAGTCAATTGTTTCTTTAATCATCAAACCAGCCTTGCCAGAACCAACATCTAATAACCATGTCATCACATCGTTATACCGCTTGGTGACTTCGGTTATATCTTTAAACTTGCGTTCCGCTATGAAGTAACGCGCAATATCCCCACACCCTCGTTTAACGGGATTCACTGCGATTGTTGCGTCGTTGAGAGGCATTTGATAACGTCGTGCAAAATAACTAGTCATGAGTTTTTCAGCGTCTGCCAATGCCTCATTGATAGCCTCTAAACCCGCTTGCGCTGTTTCAACTTGTTCAGATGTCCACGCGCTAGTGTTTTCATCTTTAATCAAGGCTTCTAAGCACTCAGGGACAATATTCGCCGCTGTTGGGCTACTTTTTGGCGTTGCTGTCTTTGCCAGTTCTTTCGCTTGGTAGTACAGCAACATATCAAGGGCAGTTGCATAAGCCATGATTAAGCCACGCAGTTAGTGAATAAATAACCCACATCAGGACAAATAATGTTTTCGTCTACATCTTCGCCTGCATACACCGCATAACCACCGCGTCCACCCATTGTCGGAACAGGAACAGTTTTAACTTGACGTGTCCCCCACGAAACAGTGAAGCCAAACGTCACTAAACCACTTTTTGTGGTATCCGCCCGTGGGTCAACGTAAATCAACGCGCAATGTTTGCCCCATAAACGGGTCATGTTTTCCACTAAACCTTCAGGGGCTGCGTTGTAAAAGCTGTCACCAATGATGATGTTATCTAATTCGAATAACTCTCTAACGGCATCAACTCGCGCAATCCCGCTCCCCCCTTCATTACCATGAACGGCTTTTAAGATTTCAGGGTTTCTGGATAATTTTGACCATGCAGCCCGTCCAATCACCATCGTGTTAGGTCGGTAAATCGGCTTATCCAAAGCATCCCCAATTTTTTGGACGGGTAAGCTTGCAGCATTACTCCATTGGTCTGTCCCTGTTAATGTCTCCTTTTGCCCAGTCACATAAGTGCTTGCATTAAACACCATGTCAGCCACGCGTTTTTCACGGTCAAGTAAAACCCAATTGATTGCAGCTTCAGCCGCGCGGTCTAATGGATTACCTTCACGTCCCGCGTTGTCGATGTCCGCTTGAGGCACAGGGCTACCGATGTAATGCGGTTCTGTTTTTCCAGTTTTTTCCTCGCCTTTCAGCTCTACAATATTCGGTTCTGACGTGCGACCCGTCCGCGTATCAGGAATACGCATGGCAGTTTCTCTGTTGATAGCAATGTAGTCATAAGATTGACGAGACACGGGAGTAACACGCGGTAAAACCATATCGGCAATAAATTTACGATTGCTATAGGCAATTACCAAAGGCAATCTTTCACTGTCGACTGGATAGTTTCCTAAGTCAGAAAAGTCTCTAAAAACATCAAGGGGATTTAATTTAGACATGCTATTTTTTCCTATTCGTCTGTTGTCACGCCAAAAATTAACCCAGCGAGCGATACACCAATACCTGCAATCGTTTCAGCACTTTCAGGACTAATCACCGCACCAAAAGCACTAAGAAACGTCACTAACCCAAGCCACGTCGAGCGTTCACCCACCAACTTGATAAAATAGTTTTTATTGATGGTCATGATTAATATCTGCCAAATTGAATCAGCACAGGAATAACTTGCTCAGCAACGCCACCACTTAAGGCTTTACCAATCAACTCATCACCTGCGGTTGTCGTCGCAACGGCTTTTCCGTTTGCATCGGTAGTCAGCCAATCACCAAAAGCAACCACGTCCCCGCAAGTCACTTCTGCGATACCCGCTTGAACAATATCTACACGGTCGCCCGACGTGATATTTAAGCTATTGGCAACGCCGAGTAACTTGTCAGTTTCAGCCGCAGCGGGAACAACATAACCAGCAGAAGCCCCAATTTTGACAATCAGATAAGGCGCAACGTCTGCACCCGCTTGATAACACTTAATCAATTGATTATTAGGATTCATGGTTAGATTTTTCCTTGTCCTGACAGCTCAGATTTCGCCGTTGAAAATGAGATGATACGACCAGCTTTACCCTGCGCTTCCACATAATCAGAAATCATCTTTGCTTGCTGCATTACACTGGTAGCAACATCGTTTTCCTGACCGAATTGATTAGAACGCCCGAGTTGCACTTGCTGAGGTAACTTTTCTAAAAACTGTTTGAAGAAAACAGATGGGCTTGATTTTTCTTGCTTCCCGTCCGTACTGGAAAACTCAAACGTCCGAGAGCCTTCCGCCTCACGCAAATCAACCATAAACTCGCTCAAACCAGTTACTTGCGCAGGGATTAATTTACCCTGTCCAACTAAGGCATCAAGCAACTGCTTATTCTCTGCAAACATTGCCGCACGTTCTTGTGAGGCTAACCGCGCCTTCAATGCAGCAATTTCACGTTCAGTGGCTTTTGTAGCCTCAGTTCTCGCCAATTCAATTTGCGCTTGAACGTAATCGCGGAACTCCTTAGATTCAATGATTTTTTCATTAAAATTCTTGGGGTCAGTTTTATCTTCTTGCGCTTTAACTGTCTTCGCCTCAGCTTCTCCATTGGCTTTATCTTTTACTTCGGGTGGCATATCTGCGTACTCCTTCTCACAATTGAACTCAAAAATACAGGCATCATCAGACGCATTAAAAATGGGCTTTAACCCCTTAATCGCTGGGGGAACTGCCCCTAAAAATCCGACATGTCTTAACATCCAACCACTATCTGTTTTTGCCAAACTGACTGAACGGTTGCGGTATCGCCCTTCTTTTACCAACGCCTCAAATTCAGGTGCTACATCTCTGAACTTGGCAAGCAATACGTTACCGACTCTTTTTAGTTCCGCCGTCCAACCCCATGCAGGGTCGTTAGTTTTAGGGTGTCCGATGACAATCGGCGCTGAATTACTTGCATCACCATGATTCGCAATAATTTGGTCTAAATCTTCAATAGACCATTCGAATGTATCGCCTTTAGAATCGGTTTGTTTTCCAGCCCGAAAAATCTCGGTAAATGTGTCAGTAAACATAATTTTTCACTTTAACGATTTACTAGTAAGCAATATAGATAAAATGATTTATAATTAATAGGGTAATGTAGTTTACACATACAAAAATGCTTAAAATGAGGTAAAGTATGGATAAGACCGAGTTGCAAAAATTATTGCCGCCCAAAATGTGGCAATTAAGCATGGTGATAGGGCTAGAAGATACCCTTGAACTAATCAATAGATACGCCAATCAACGCTTGTACATCCCTACTAAAAACACGGGGAAATTTGCATTTTTAAGCGAGGATGCCCAAGCTAAATTACGTATAAGATATGGCGGTACATTAATAGACGTACCACAATGCAAAACTTTAAAAAACGCCATTCGTGATAAAGAAATAAAAGAAAGGCGTATAAATGGCGCGATAGTTGTGAGGTTGTCGCATGAATACGGCGTGACAAGACAGTGGATACATAAAATTATCAATGGCTAAAATAAACGAACAGAACAAACTTAAAGCACGCAATATGTACGTGTATGAATACCGCAACCTTGAAGAAATAGCGGAGCTACTCGGTACGGTTGCATCGACAACTGTTCGAGCATGGAAAGAAAAATCTGCCAAATTGGGAGACGATTGGGATAAAGCACGCTCTGCCCACCGTATAGCTGAGGGTGGATTGAGTGCTATTAATGCACGGTTATTAGAAGAACTAGCGAGAAATTCACAGAATATTTTTGAAAAAATAAAAGAGCTGGAGAATCCACTTGAGGCGGTAGGTGCTATTGCTCAACTCGGAGATAGCTATTCAAAATTAACGCGAGCAATCAGAGACGGCACACCGCAATTAAATGAATTAGCTGTTATTCAAAAAACCTTGACAATTTTAAGAAAATTTATAGAAGAAAAGTATCCGCAGCATCTAACCGCATTCGTGGACATCTTAGAGCCATTTGCGGTGCATATGACAAAACAAGTAGGGAATAAAAAATGAGTTCAACAACTGATGATGTTGCCAGCCGCATAGCCAGAATGGAAGAACGGATAACTGCGGGCAATAAAACCCTAGTTAGAGTAGATGAGAAACTAGATAAACTAATCGTATTAGAGGAACGTTCTATGAATCACGACAAACAAATTCAAAAGCTAGAAGATGAATTAGAAGGGGTCAAGGAAGAGCTGAGCTATTGGAAAACCTTTCGCAGGATAGGTATGTGGCTTTTAGGTATTAGCGGGTCTATTCTCATGCTGCTTTTAGGTTACTACCTCAACAATCATTAAACGGCGATTAAACCCGATTTAAAACGATTTAAAACCGATTTAAAAACGTTTAACTTTTCTTAGTAGCCCGATTGCATACCTTAGCAATTAAACCGCTTTAAAAAGCCATTTAAGAAGAAAATGGATAATAGCCTCACTAGCAAAGAATTCCTGCAAGAGATTTATGCAATCTCGCAATCGCTCAGGCAACAACTAGAAGCCCGTGAGCATGGGCTAGACCCAGCCCCAGAAGCGATTGAGAAACGACGCAAGCGAGTTTTCGCCAGCGACTTTGCTTTTTTTGCTTACAACTATTTCCCGCACCATATTAGAGGGGAAGCCTCCGTGTTTCAAAAACACTTTATGGAGCGTTTTCCCAAACTGCTAACCGCTAAACAGGGATGTAAAGAATGGTGGATTGCGCCACGCGGTGAAGCTAAAACCTCGCTACTGTGCAAAATTGGCTGTCTATGGATAGCCACGCAAGCCATCCAAAATAAAGACCTTAACTATATCGTTCTGCTAGGTGCAGAAGCCTCATTCCCTGCCAAATTGGTAGAAGTTATAAAAACCGAACTCTGTTTTAACCCTGCTTTAACCTTAGATTTTCCAGAGATATACGGCTCTACTGGTTTATGGCGCATCGGGGAAATTATCACAGCGAACAACGTTAAGTTTGAATCCTTTGGCGCAGACCAAGCCATACGTGGCACATTTCATGGCGCATCCAGACCTAAAGTTATCATTGGCGACGACCTCATCACCGACAAAGAAGCCAAAAGCCCAACAGAACGACAAAATCGTTGGGAATGGTATGAAAGAGCCGTGAGCTATTTAGGCTCTCCCGATGGTTCTGTAAAGGCTTTAAACGTCGCCACTGTCTTAAATAACGATGACCCTGTCAGCCGGGCTAAAAAATCCATCGGTCATGTTGTCCACCATTTCAAGGCAATCGAACAATTCCCTGAACGCATGGAATTATGGGAAGAGTGCGAAAGAATCATGAGAAATGAGGACAAACGAGCCATTGATAAAATGGCAAAAGACGGGAAAGTACCCACAACAGAAGACTTACCTTCGCATAAATACTACGCGAAAAATAAAAAACAAATGAATAAGGGCGCAGTCATCAGTTGGGGAACGGTTCGCTCGCTCTATTGGTTAATGGCACAACGGGCTAATAATCCGAAGGCATTTTTAACTGAAATGCAGGGAGAGCCAAGAGACGACGGCGAGAAAGTGTTCACAAATTTAGCTTTCTGGGTATCTCCCCTTGCCCACTGGGTTTACTTCGGTGCATGTGACCCCTCTATGGGAAAAGGGGAAAAAAGCGACCCCAGCGCGATATTAATCGGTGGGTGGGACGTTGCCAGTCATAAACTGCACATTATAGAAGCCAAAATAAAACGTCGCGTTACCTCTGCATTACAGTACGACATCATAAAATTACAAAGGCAATACAATTGTCTAGCGTGGGCATTTGAAAATAATAACGCCTACGAATACATGCGTCTATCCTTTATACAAAACGCCGTACAGCAAGGGGTCCCGTTACCACTGATTGGTGTAACAGCCACCATTCCCGCAGAAACTCGTATAGCGAGTTTAGAAGAATTCATTACAGGCATAGAACCAAGAATTCTATTCCACGCTACGCACGTCCAACTACTCGACGAGTTAGACACCTTTCCAGACCCACAAAACCACCATCACTATGATGGATTAACTGCCTTACACCTTTTATGGATGATAGCGGTAAGCAGGGGTAGTGGCGTTACTACCATACGTAGCGCAAACAAGAGAAGAGGAACTAATTACGATGGTTACTAAACCACTCAACCCATTACTAAACGAATTAGCAGGCAACAGTACAGACCCGCGCTTCTTTACTGGCTTATTCCACCTGCCCAACCCCGACCCCGTCCTGCGTAAAATGGGAAAAACGCAGGAGGTTTATGATGCCATTCAAAAAGACCCCTTTGTAACAGGACAACTACGCGCAATCCGTGCAGGGCTATTAGGCTTTGAACAACGCCTACAAATGCCTGCGAGCAACCGCGTCAATAAAAGAGCCTATGAACTTTGCCAGCAAGTGCTAGACAGAAAACCCGCTCAATACTGGCAATGGGGTGACATCATTTGGCAAATTGCTGAGGCAGTCTTTAGAGGCTATTCAGCGATAGAAATCGTATGGGAAAAACAAGGCGATTATTTATTACCTGCCCAAATACTGCCAAGACCCAACCGACGGTTCATTTTCAATTATGAAGGCGAACCTCGCCTACTTACCCGAGACTCGCCTGTAATGGGTGAGGAGTTACCCCCTTATAAGTTTCTGCTAACACGCCACATGCCTAGTTATACCAACCCATACGGCGAAGCAGTATTTTCTAGCTGTTTCTGGACATACACCTTTAAACATGGTGGATTTAAATACTGGTCTAAATTTTGTGAACGATTTGGCACGCCGTGGACAATTGGAAAATATCCCGCAGGGACAGACGAGATAACACAAGCCAAACTCCTGCAAGGGTTAGAGCAAATGGTAGAGATGGCAGTCTCCATCATTCCTTCAGACGGCGAGGTGCAATTATTAGAACCCACTGCAAGGGGTGAATCCCACGACAATTTTATTAAGGCGTGTAACAAAGAAATGGGCATCGCCTTAACCAGCCAAACATTAGCCAGTGACATTCAAGGCAATGGTAGCCGTGCTGCTGCTGAAACCCATCGCGGGAGAGAACAAGCGGGTTTTGAGTGTGACCGCGAAATGGTCAGCCAAACCTTAAGCGAGTTATGTCGCTGGATAACTGAAATTAACATCGGTACAGAAGCAGAACCCCCAACGCATGAATTTTATGAAGAAGCAGAAGCCAGACAAGACTGGACGGATGTCCTTGATAAAGCCCGCCACTACTTACCAATTTCAAGACAATTCGCCTATGACCGCTTACAAATTCCTGCGCCAAAAGACGGTGATGAATTATTAAGCGCGGATACACCAATTTCTCAACCTGCGCAACCCATCACACACAGCGAACATTGCCAACACGAACACGAATACCAATCATGGGCAGGCGTTACCGACCCCGTATTAAATCCGCTTGTGGATTTAATAGACAAGGCAAAAGACTATGAGGACGTGCAATTACAAACCTTACTAAAAAGCATGGACACCGACCCATTGCACGAAAACCTAATCTTAGAAACCTTTAAATCAGCGGTGGATGGTTATGTCGCTCCCTAATTTTCGCTTTCAAGAACCCAACGCAGAAGCCGTTGCTTATCTCGCCCAAAAGAAAATAGGCAAAACTACCTTTGATTGGCGTGATGTTTGGAAAGAGGAACATCTCAATAATTTTGTCGTGGCAAAAGCCATGCAGTTGGACGTGCTAACCACGATACATGAATCCTTACATCAAGCCATAGAAAAAGGCTTGCCATTTAGTCAATTTAAAAAGGATTTACAACCAAAATTAGAAGCGTTGGGATGGTGGGGTAAAGGACAAATGACCGACCCCAAAACAGGCGAAATCCGCGATGTGCAACTGGGTAGCCCGCATAGACTGCATACAATCTATAGAACCAACAAAGATATGGCTTATGCAGCCTCAAAATGGAAACGCATTGAAGAACGCGAGAAAGATTTCCCCTATCTTGTATATCGGATTGGGGTAGCCAAAGAACACAGACCCGAACACGTCAAACTCGACGGCTTATGCTTGCCCGTTCGCCACCCTATTTGGAAAATAATCTACCCGCCAAACGGTTGGCTTTGTCATTGCGACGTTGACCAAATAACCAAACGCCAATATGAAAAATACCTTAAAGAGGGAATTGACAGCTCTATCGGCACACAAGAAATAGACCCCGAAACAGGCTTGCCAACAGGTCACGCCACCTTTAAAAAAATCCCACTGCAAACCACTGCGCCGAAGTTAGAAATGGTCGACTGGTATAACAGCCGCACAGGCAAAATGGAAAAAATCCCCAAAGGCATAGATGCAGGCTTTGATTACAACGTAGGACTTGCCAACCAAGCCCGTTTAGGGTCATTAACTCAAACACTAACCGAAAAAATAAAAGTCGCCCCGCCAGCCATTGCCAAACCCTTCGCAATGGAAATGATTAAGGAATATAACAACCTGTATAAAACAAACGCAGACCTTATGCTGACTGAACAAAAAACGGCGATGACGTTATTTTTCTCGTTTATCAAAAAGTTATTCAGTTTAGGAGAGTAACATGATAGAAATAAAAGCAGGAAAATTTAAAGATTTAGATAATTTGCTAAGGCAATTAGACGGGATATTAGGCACAACAGACACTATGGAGTTTATTGCCCAACTAGTAGAAGGGCAAATTAAAGACAGAATCAGTAAGGAAAAAACAGCGCCAAACGGCACACGGTGGCAACAATGGTCAAAACGTTACGCAAGAACAAGAAAGCCAGAACATTCTTTATTAATCGATACAGGCGATTTACTAAAATCCATTCACAATGGTGTTATCAACACCGCTGAGGCTTTTGTTGCCACTGACTCGGTTTATGGTGCTGTACATCAATTTGGCAATCCTAAAAAAAATATCCCCGCTCGTCCGTTCTTTGGACTGAGCGAGGACAATAAAAACGACGTTGAAGCCGAATTAACAGAATGGATTAAACAACGTTTAAAACGAACTTAAACTCGACTTAAACGAAGTTTATCATATCCGATTTAACAATCAAATCACTAACAAATACCCGTCCATCTTCAGTCAGCTTGCCATCTTTCACCATTCCATTATTTATCAAGCTGGACATATCGCCACCGCTTTTAATAGTATAAAGCAATAAAAATCTATACTCTGCATCTTCCTCAAGATGACGGAACAATATATCGTCATCAGCGATATATTGTTCTTTTTTACCCCATAAACTACTAGGTAACTTCCCTAGCGTTTTTGCAAGCAATGACCGCATTTCACGGCTATGCTTGCCTTCTCCTGCTTGATACAGAGCAACTCTGCCCACATTCAAATCTTCGGCTATTGCCGCTAGTGGCTTTTTAAATTTTGTAATCAGTTGATTAACGACTTCGCATTTACTTGGCTTAGGCATGACTTATCCCTTATAAATCTAAAAATTAATAAACTCTTGTTACTGTTCTCACTAACGAGAATAGTATTAAATATAACCACGAATAGCAATAATTAGTTATGCTTCGATAAACTACAAGGAGTTAATAATGGCTGATGATAATGAAATTATTGAACAATTAAAAAGCACTTTGGACGTAAAGCCAAAACGCATGAAGGTGAAAACCTTAATTAAAAAATTTGGTTTTGTCCGTCGTACTGAAGAAAACATGTTAAGGCTCACAGAACTATTTCGTGATCATGAAATCTTAGTAAACCCAACCATCATGAAATTGGGTGATACATGGAGATTAGACTTAGAAGACTGGATTTATTTATCTCTGGACACACCACAACCCCAATTACCAGAAAGTACAGCAGAAATGCAGGTTATAGAATGGGATGGCAATCAATGGCTAGACCTAGAAAATTTAGCGGATAAACAACTGCGCACAGAAAAAGAAGTGGAAATGAAGTTTATCATCCCACTACTTTTTAAATTAGGATTCAATGAAACAGACCGTTACGACGACATGGCAATTAATGCCGCGACTGGCTCTAAGCCAACCGTGTTGCATATTGACTTCGCACTATTTAATAGCGAATTGGAAAGCCTAAAAAATCAGGTTTTACTCACAGTTGAAGCAAAACGAGAAAATAGATTAACTACGCAAAAAGAAATTATTCAAGCACGTAACCAAGCCAAAAGTTACGCATTATGGACAGGTTGCTCATTCTGCCTAATTACGGACGGCAACATCATAGAAGTGTTTTCTCTACCCCGTACCCACTTAGAAAAAGAAACGATTTTGTTCAATTGTTCCAGAATAGAATTAGCAAGCAAATTCTCAGAACTCTATAAAATCATTTCTAAATCAGTCTTAACCCAATTTTATACAAGCCAATTCGGCACAGTTGAAGAAATTACTTAAGCATGAAACCAGTAATGACAATATCATTACTGGTTTTTCTTGACTTACTTAAGGCACAAAGTTAGTAAAAATCAACTCACTAACCGCTTGCGTCTTACCACTAAGGCTATAACTGGTTGCTACTTCTCTAAGGTGGAAATTGGCAAAAATACAACGGATTTCAGGGCGGTCATTAATAGAAATAATAACCTTACCTTTTACCCCTTCTAATAATCCAGCCAATACAGAAAAATCTTCTTTGCCAAATATTCCCTTCCCGTAATAGGTCTCGCAGTCATAATACGGTGGGTCAACGTAAAACACTGTCTCGCTGGTATCGTATAAAGAGATAAAATCTTGATAGGTTTTGTTCTCCACACAAACACGCGCCAAGCGACGACTGACTTGCAATAGGTTCTTGCGGAGAGTGAATTGATTAAACCGACTAGGGTCGGTTCTGTAGGCGGGAAAGGTTGGTTTTACCATGCGCCCGCCGTATCCTGTTTTGTTCAGGTAGTAATAGCGGATTGCACGTTGCACATCGGTCAAGTGTTCAATATTTTGATTTAACAATCTATTGAATTCATCACGGGAAATCATCACCCCGCGCAATTGGCGGATAAATTCTGTATAGTGGAATTTAATAACGCGGTAGGTTCTGATTAAATCGCCATTAATATCATTAATGACTTCATTTTTAGACGGGTCTTTGCGGAACATGACCCAACCTGCACCGCCAAAGACTTCGGCGTAAGTGTTATGCGGTGGAATGAGTTTAACGATTTCCTCAGCCAGTCGGGATTTACCCCCAACATAACTTAAAAAACTGTTCATATACATCCTTGTATGTGGCGTTACATCCTTGTAACAAGTTACATTATAACATGGATATATAACATTGCTTTTAGTGAATTCGAGTTAGCAAACACCCGCGATGGTTGTCAAGCGCGATTATTCATCCTCACTGACCTCATGCTCCGTCTTGGAATACACGTAATCCATATCTTCATTCTTCACGTCAGCAGATTGATAAAATTCCAATGCTTCCGCCGTAGCAACATATTCAATTTTACCATGATGTTGCTCAACTGCATTTAGAATCGTCTCTAATGGCACTCGGAAGAATTCTTTCCTAACATTAACCTTATTCACTCGACAATGATTCAATGCTTTATGTAAAGCGTGCTCTAATGCAGGTGCATTCTCTGAGCTAATCATAGCGTGAACATCAAACGAAAAAGGTACGGAGGCACTACTTAACTCTTTAACCCTGTCCATAGGTTCAAGTCGTCGTGTCATCCCTACCTTATAAACACCTTCACCAAAAGAACCAACGTTAGAAATAATATATACATAGCCTGCTTTAGTTAATTCTGCCATAGATTGCGCACGCTGACTTTTGGCTTCTAATTCCATCAATTGCTGTTCAAGACGCGCAACATCAGCGCTATGACTTAATCTCGCTTCCATCAAGGCTTTTTCTAACAGTTTCTGCTCACGTTCTATCCGTTCTAGCTCCTGCTGACGCTCACGTTCTATCCGCTGTTCTTCTCTTATTTTTTCCCTGATACGTGCTTGTTCTTGTCGTTGGGCTTCTTTTTCTAATAACCGTTCATACTCATTCTTAAGTACCAATAAATACTTATCGACATTAGCATGTCCAACAGTCACCCCATATTGATGCATTGCATTCAATTGTTTTTCTAATTTTGCTTTTTGCACAAGGTAATTATTAACTGTTAATTTATTGACTGCCTTGTTTACAACTTCCTGTATATAGGCATTCGCCAAATTTAAAAAAAACGGACGAATCTCTTGATAAGATTTTGTAAATTTATCTAATTTTGCGCGTAATTCTTCAATCTCATTTTGTTTTGAATCAGGCTGGGGAGAGGGCGGTTTATACTTATCTTTCTGACCCGAAAAATTATTGACAAAAATTAGAAGACAGCAAAATAATAAAAAACCACCGAAAAAAGCTAAAACATAATTTTTACTACCCATCCCCGATACTAAAGCCCCCAACCCAAAAAAGAGCAGACACATTGCAAGAAATGCTAATAAAATATCTTTTATAAATTGCATGTTAAGTCATTAGTGTAATGTATTTTAGAGTGAAATAAATATACAGGTTATTTTAAGAGAATACTGGATGAAAAATGAAGTAAGTTTTCATCTGGAAAAGCAAATAAAAAAAGCAGGCATTAAGCCTGCTTTTCCCGTTCACGATTTTAGGATTATTATTCCATCTGACACTCTCTTATCGCACTGGCAATCTCATTTAACCCACTGCTAATTTCACCAAGTGCCATTGCTTGCTTTTCTAAAACAGTCGGGTGCAAACTGTTCGTACCGACTTGAATTAAATGAGCCTCACGAAAGGCTTCAGTAAATGAATTAATTGCCTCTGCTAGCACTAGGTTTGTATCGCTACTATGACCGTACATTTCAGTGAATGAATTAATTGCCACTGATTGTTTAAACGCCACTACTATTTGAAGTGCCTCAAAAGTAGTGAGTGAACCGTATTTCTTTTGCAACGCTGCAACATCAAAATAAACGTCTTCAATACCCATCATTTTTACCTCAGTCACTGCAATCTGTCTTATTGCAGTGACTATTTACGTCTGTTTTATCAGACAATTGTTTAAAAAATCGCCTATTCTCGACACACTCACAATAACCCCACCCATTTAACAGGGTACATTGTTGTCCGCACCCTTGACGACGCGCAAAAGCGAGCTGTTTGTCACTCATGAATATCAGTATTTGTGTTCGTATTAACTGCTGTATCCGTTTTATTAAACGAATTAGCGTAGTCAGTTGTGGTTGTGGCATTACTGGTTATCGGGTTGTTTGACGCGATGGTCGCGTTGGTATTCGTTGTTGTGGTATTGCTGGCATTGCTTGACGACTCAGAATTAAACGAACCATCGTAAACGGTTGTCACGTCTGAGGTGACACGGCTAAATAATCGTGTAAGCGCGACATAAGGAATTGCTTGATTCGCAAGCCCTGTTAATGAATTAATCCCTGCCAACCAAACATCATTCCCATTCGTCGCCTGCTTGGGCATTAGTTTTTCATCATAAACCGTTAATTTAAAATCCTTCGCTTCGGCAAATGACACTTCAAAAGAAGGTGGAATTTGCGCCCGCGTAACTGGCTGTTCAGCAACACTACAGCCTGATAGTAGCGGGATTAATATTGCTAGTTTTTTAAGCATGTTGGGCTTCCTTAACTTTACCCTTCAATTCTAATAATTGTTTAAAAAAACGCCGACTTTCAGCACACTCACAAGCCCCTAATCCATTATGCTCAGTACACGCACCACCGCATCCATGTGGTTGGCTTTCTTTCGTTAATAAATCCAATAGATTCATTATTTAGCCTCTATTCTTATTAGGCATACTTCCTATTAATCTATATAACCTTTCCAAGTTCTCCCGCGCTTTTTCTGGTGAGGTTGTCGGGGGTGGTAAAGCAATGGGATAAACCCGTGCAGGCAGGTATTCCATAAACTTTGCGGGAGCAATCCATTCTGTACATTCCGCACAGGCGCGCTGAAACCCTTTTGCCAGTCTTTCTGAGTCAAGGGTTTTATCCCAGTTAATATTTTTACCCCACAAAATGTTAATCCATAACTCAGCCGTTACCGTTACTTGGTCGGAAGCAGGGCGGTTATTTAGGTTCAATAGATACATAGCTTGTATCCCTGAAATAATCCGTTGAGCAAACCAACCAGGGGGAGTTGGTGGTTTCATGCGTATTTCCCCTTTAAGGCTTCTAAGTCAGTTAAACCCTCAATTGCTTTGCTTTTTTGCACTCTTTTTACAGGGCGCTGTTCAACTATCATGCTGTTCCCACTGCTTCCATTAACTAACGTCTCTACTCGTGCAGACATTTCATTTGCAACTGTCTTTAAAACGGATTTTAAATAGTTGTGATTTTTCAAGGGTTCATATTCTTCTTTTTGCCGAAAAGAGGAAACCACCCGATTTAAACTTTCAACTAAAATTGCTTTATCCGTATGTAGTTCAAGCACTTGTTTAACTAGCGATAACGCCTTGTCATCGCTTAAATCCCGTTTGTTACGGAACAACCCCATATACAGAACTATCGCAGTCTCTAACTCTTTTGGTTGTACAAAAAGCAGCCTATAAAGTTGGCTTCTGGTTTCATTCAAAACGATGTGTTCAAGGGTTAATATCGTCTTGCATACAGGACAAGTGAGTTGCGTCATACGACCACCTTACTCATAAAAACCCGTAAAAAATCCATTGGGAGATTTACCAACCCATACTCATTACACGCCGTTACTAACTTACGCGCTTTTTCTTCCATACTTAACTGTGAAAATATCGCCTCTATTTGTTCAACTATCTGCGCTTTTTCCTTCTCGTGTCGTGCAGTCATTTCTTTTAACCCCTCTATAACCTTATTGAACTCAGGGACGCTTAACATATCCATCCATTCCAACTTTTCGAGCGGTTTAAAACGATTTACAAAACCCAGTAAACCGTTTTTTTCTCTCACGATTCCCTTCTTATACATTTCCGACCACATCGCCATAATCTTTCTGGCTTGTGGTTTTTTAAAGCGGTAAAAACTGGGTTTAAACGGCTTTTTAGCACCGTTTAAACAACGGTTCAGATGTTTAACTAACTCGACTTTTTGCGCTTCGGTTAGCTTTAAAGAGCTGTCCACCTTGAACCTATCTTTCAACAAAACACGATAGGTTTCATTGTCTATCCCTGCTTGACTAAGCAGGGTATGAATCTGCTTTGGTGTTATTTTCGCCATAAATAACTCTCTCCAGATAGGCAGGTAACTCATCAGTACCCAGCCACCACGCTGGGCAGACAGGGCGGTGTTCTGCCCTGTTTCGTTTCCCCTTATAGTTTTTATTCGTTCAATAACTTTGCATATTTTTCTTTGAGCGGTTTTATAGGCTCAAAGTTTGTCAGCCGTAGCCGACAAACATCAGTTACATCCTGATTAGCCATACAAAAAAAGCGAGTGCCTATAGCAAGTTTGTAGTTAGGCGGGAATACTGCTTTTGAAATACTGATGACTTCACGATAATTACGTGTTGGGATAACTATCAACACATTATCAGCAGTAATCTTCTTTACTCTAACCAGTACTCGGTTAATCGCATCATTGCTCATCTTGTCACCACGTTTTTTGAAACTAATCCCAATTGGATACCCGTTGACACCCATCACACAAAATTACTTGGAAAAATTACCAACATTTTTATGATTACCTTTTGATTGTATCGTTGCTAGCGTGCGCTAAATTTTAGCCGTCACCACAAAAAATAAACGAAACACAAAATCGTTTCCAAACTCAGTCCTATTCTCTACCTCTTGTAAAACGTCCCCCCACGTATAAAGTTTGTCGTTTATGGTACAGAAAGCAGATTCTAAATCTTTTCTTTTTATCCAATTAGATACATCTTCTCTCACACAGTCGACATTAGTCATATGCACTCCAAATAGAGCCGTTCTTTTGGCTACTCATCAGTACCCACACCACGTTAGGCAGACAGGGCGATGTTCTGCCCTGTTTCGTTTCCCCTTCCCCTTATAGTTTTTATTCAGTTTTTTGCTCGTTCCACTCTATAAACTTGCCGTAGTTATTGAGCGTCTTGATTGCTTGTTGAAACGGTCGCTCATTTCCGTTTAAATCTTCTTTTATCCCAAGCAAACTATTGAGTAAACATTCAATTTTTTCCTCTCTGGACATGCCATTTTTTATCGCCATTCTCTCCTCAGCAACAGCAATATTGCAGATAGCTTTTTCAACGAGAGACTCAAGAGCCATCACAACTACTTCAGAACGCGTTAATTCCCGATTTTCATTACACTGACAAATTCGTTGTGCTAGATTGAATAGCTCGTCACTAACATCAATAAGTTCTTTCATATTTCTTACCTTTGGCTACATCATCAATAAGTTCTTTCATATTTCTTACCTTTGGCTACATCATCAGTACCTAACCACCACGTTAGGCAGACAGGGCGATATACGGTAACTAATTTTGCAAATACCAAAGTTTTTTGTTCTTCCCACAATAAATGAGATACTCTAGCTTTAGGGTAAATCGCCACGCGGCATTAAATGCCTTTTGGTAGTCTAAATTCTTTCTCGCCTCCTCAGTAAATAGCATTTCAAATACCACCTTTTTTTTTACTAGAAACGGTTGTTTTACACAGTAAAAATCTATCCCGTAAGGGTTATTCGCACGCAAAATAACGTCGAAAAAATCTCTGAATCTTACATACACATGCGTATGTATTCTCTGTTTGGAATCAGAACACGGTGGTTCTGGTGTCACGCAGGTTATAAACTGCTGATAGTATGGGTTATCATCATTGGGATTCTTCATTTTTCTCCGAAAGACTTAGTAGTATGTGGGAAACAGGCTTTAGGTATTTCTTCTCCTCTTAGCTACTCATCAGTACCCTGCCACCACGTTAGGCAGACAGGGCGATGTTCTGCCCTGTTTCGTTTTATACAAAATAAAAAAACCTTTGAATTTCTGTAACTTCTTTTTCTACTACAGTTACAAAGTAACTGTTTTCTATCCATTCAATTTCATCTGGGTATCCATGACGACCACCGCCTGAATAAAAAGTAAAGCCTACCCATTACTGTTCTAAGCAAAGAACAGCAACTTCTTCATCTTCATAATCTCGTACCCATGCGTTCTCACGATACTTACCTGTTGATTCACCTGACTTTCTAAATTCGTCACGCACATCCAGAAGACCGCATTCCGAGTTGACATACTTTTCTGAATTCTCAAAAACAGCATTTATATCTTTTCCTTCAAACACAGTCTTAAACCAAGATTTAGGAGCAGATTTAGGGTAACTTTTTACAAATCTTGAAAGAACCTCAGCCCGTAACCAATCGGCGGGCGTAAACCCTGTCGTATTAAATTGAATACCTTTTTTCACTTAAACCTCCATTGGGGCTTGCGCCCCATCCATCTCAATGTAAAGTTTCACCTGAACCATTCGGTTTAGTTTTCAATTCTAAAACAACATCATTCAACAGCTTTTCAATTGTTGCCGTGCCATTACCTGCTGGCATTTCATTAAGAATCCGTCCGACGTTTAGTAATAAACATCTCGCAAATGCGGCAATACCCACTATTGAAACCCTCTCATCAAACAAATAACGGACAAATTGTTCTAAAACAGCCTTTTCGGCTACCTGTTCTGGCGAACCCGTTACATGCGCAATGGGCGTTGCTTTTACTTCCCGATTCATAAACTTATCTCCAATTTTGTCTTGGCAGGGGTAATGTTTTATAAGTCGCTAAAGTTAATATTAATTATTTCCCAATTTCCATCTAAAGTAGGGCGGGTGTGGGCGCGGATATATGTTTTAGAGCCAACGGTATAAATGCTGTTTTTTAACGCCTGCATGGCGCGTTGCCATTTTTCATCTTTGATTTCCTTGCTCATCCGCAATAAATCAAACATACGTCGTCCGTCAACATGCCCTTCTTTGCTCACTTGAAATACTTGGGAAACAATCGCTCTAATAGGCGCGTTGCTTGACGCAGTCCACTCAGCTAAGCACTCATCGATTAGTGCTTTTGCCGATTGAATTTGTTCATCAAAAGAAATAAAGTCGCTAACGGCTATTTGTACCTTGCACAATCCATCAAATGACATTAAGGTAATATTTCCCTTACCGTCCTTAACCTTTGTCCCATACTCTTGGGCAGAGACTTCCAGGAAAGCATTAAGGCTTTCCCAAGTCATCGCTTTTTCTTTGGCAATAAAATCACTTAATGCCTTCAATCTATTAACAACGCCTATTACTGTTTCGTCACGCAACATTTCCAGTGGGGAAATCAGTTCAGCAGGGACTAAATACCCTTTGTGGTTTTTTCTGTAACCTTCTGTAGAAGGTTGTTCGATAACTACATTCATATTTTTTCCTTGTTTAAAGCCCTCGCGGGCTTGGTTTACTTAATTGATGACACGAAACCCACTTCGTCACTCGTTTCAGGAAGCAACATAATTCAATCCCCCTCTATAACGCTAAAACTGATACCATCCCCAAAAAACCGCTGTATAACAGCTTCTAAGTATTCACGCTCCGCAATATCCTCCTGCGTTTCTAACGCCTCACGGATACGTTCCTGCGCAGGTAACAACGGCAAATTCCCTTCGCAGGCTTGCAGATAACGCGGTAATTCCCGCTCATTTGGGCGAATAAACAGAGGGTGAACGGGATTAAAAACCGCCCAATCAATCTGTCATAAAACCGTAAAAAGCCCTCTTCACTGTAACCACGCAATTCCCCATTCCCGCGACGTATCGCCAGAAGCCATTCTTCTTCAGTTGCTACTTGCATGATTCCCCCTTATTAATTACTTCCCGACCCAACAGGGTCGTTTCAATTCTTCCATTTCTTTCTACGAGATAACCACGACGAATCAACTGATTAACATCATAGTTTGCGTCAGCAATAGAACTCATGGTTTTTAAAATCCCATTACCAAGCAACGACAACCGCCAAAAACAGCGAAACTTAAAAAGATAACCCCGTGCGTGCAAGACTTCTGGGGTCTCATTCAACAGCTCACACAACCGTCTTACATTTGGTTCGTAATAAGCAAACATGATTTACCCTCCTACATTCCGTTCTAAACACTCTACTTAGTTAAGCGAGCCTTTAAGACTCGCTTAATTAACTACCGTGCTAATTAACTACACATAATTACATCAGTTATCGGTGTAACTGGGTGCGTCTTGAAATAACGTAAAGTAGCAACCAGCTTTCTGTAAACTTCCTCATTCGCGTTGTGAATAACAATAATGAGTTTATAACCCTTCTCATTATAGATATTTGCAACTAAGTCAGTTGCATAATAGAAACCATAACCGATGTTAGCGATAACGAACTCAGAACCAGCAAAAGCCCCTAATTCAAAAAACAAACACTCAGAAAAAGGGGTATCCAACACGTCGTACATATCCACGTGTGCAACATCTTCTTTGCTAACTTGGATAATTTTAAGACCTTTTAAACCCAACATTGTTGTTATTGCCATTTTTACAACTCCTTATTAAGTAAATTCAACGTCGTTTTATATTTTGTTCTCATTAGCGAGAACAAGAATAATTATACATGAACAAATACAAAACGCAACATTTTTTTATCCCTTAATAAGAAGGTAAAATTCTTTTTTTTCCTACACTTCCATAGACAAATTCGTCCACGCGGCATGAAAATCATCTACCGTAGGCACATTCGTTTCGGTTAATTGATAGGCAACCCGTAAGGTTTTAAACATCCCTCTCAAACCGCCATTCTTGCTGGCGATTTCCTGCAATAAGCCACGACTTTCTTTGTTATCAATCCCACATCGCTCAATGATTGCTAACACGTCCGCTTTAGTAGGTTTAGAGATTTTTAACCGTTGACCAACACGGCTATAAAGTTGAGCGAAATCAGCCGAACGACGACCGCCCGTTAATTTCGTATAGACAGATTCATTACCAACCAACGCAACCCCAACACCCGACGCGTCGTAAATACTGCGAATGATTTCTAATGCTTCTAATTCAAGGTGTTGGGCTTCATCAATTACCAAAAGCCCATGAGAATTTTTTAAAAACTGAATAATGGCACGTAAGGCTTTACCCTTACCGCGAATATCCCCAATCCCTAAGTCAGAACATAACCACTCAAGGCAATTTCCTGCTGTTTTAACACAAGGGGACATCGTGATATGCCAAACGTTAGGCGACGATTTCTTGTAATTATCAACGGCTTTGGTTTTACCAACACCCGCACCACCATAAACAACCACCATTTCGGCATTGGCTTGTGCATCCGTTAAAACATCCGCAATTTTCCCCGCCGTCGGTGTTTCTATAAATGCAGGTACATCAACAAGCGGCAAATCTGCCTCGCGTTTACAAGTAGCTACCCAACGGCTAGCTGCGTCCGCAATCTTGGCATTATCCCCTGCATATTTTCCTTGCAACCATTGATTAACCGCCGCCGATGCAGACTTTAAGCCGATACGATTCGCTAAATCCTTTTGGGTAAGACCCATTTCACTCATCAATTCGCGTACTTCTTGAATTAACGTATCGGGTTTGCTACTATTTTCTAAGTCATTCGTCATGATGACACCTATGTTGTAATCGCCTCTCTGTTAGTGCAGAGAGGCATCATTGATAATTAAATGGCTTTCCGCAGTTTTGCTCTTTGTTCCGCCATTCGCTTCGCATACATAGCCTCTTGTTCCTCAGTCATACCCTGCGGTTTAGCGGGTTTCTTAAAATCAACCCCCACAACCTTAGTCACAACAGGCTTATAATCCACAATCTCCCCAGTGCGCTTATCAACAGACCCAACACCAGGAATTTCCTCTAATTCCGCCTTCAAATTCCGTTTAGCCCGCTCTTTTGCACCAATCGCCACCTCAGCCTTAAAGGCTTCCTTAATCGCTTTCTGATGACGACGTTTTAACTTGGCTGTTTCCCTAGCCGCGTCTGTATCCGCCCAACCAACCGCATGGATACAAGGCGCGTGGGCAATAAACTGATTATCAAGCGTATAAACATTGACCCCGTCATGTAAATTTTGCGGGTCATACTCAATCATCACTCTTTCACCACAATACCGAGCCAACTCCTCAACCCAGTACACGTTATCCAAGAACGCAACAGAACCATTCGTTTTATTCACAGGCACACCCACTGCACACATCATCAACATATTCAACTGCGCATTACTTGCTTTTAAAACAATGTTTTGTTCAATAGACATATTAAAAACTTGCAAGGGTGTCCGCTTCCCGTTACACACCTTGGACCGTGAGACACGGTTATTTATCACATTGACGGCTTTTTTTAATAAAGCCTGAAACGCCTCCCAACTAATCGCCTTACCAGCGTTCCTGGCATCCTCAACAAGCGGGTCTCTATCCACCAACTCACTAATCCCACCAATCCCGAATTTGCGTTCTATTGGTTTAGATTGCCCGCTAAAAGGAAGCGTCGGGTGATACTCAGTCCCTAACCGTCCAAACACGCCCTTAGCCTCGTCATCCCGCAACTTATACCGATGCCGATATACTGCCCGACCTGTCAGAACGCGCGCCGAAGCCGCGCGGGTGTTATCCACCGTGATATTGAATGGCTTGTTATTAACCCCTAACCCGTACTGCTTAATCGTTTCCCGCAAGGCAAGCCGTAACATATCGCTGTTTTCGCTCACATCACTGTAATAACTCAATAACATTCCGCTATACACGTCCTGCCAGAACCAAGTAACGGGTTTTCCTTCTTTTCCATCGGGGAAAATCACATAAAACTCATGGTCGTAACCGTCCCCATTAATCCATTCCAACGCAACCATTCCACTTTTATCCCGAACTTGCGGGGGAATTGGGTTTAAAAACGACTTCGCTTTTTTGCCTTGCCGTCCATAATCCTTAAGCTGTTGGGCAAGTTCATTCTCTAAACGCGACTTAAGCAGATACAACGAAGGCATTTCACCCCAACCGTATCGACCCGCATCTACCGACGTTAATTGATAACAATGCGAAAAAGACCGTTTTGCCGTCGTTAAGTAATAATCCTTAAACGCCTGATAAATCACAGGCTGATAACTATCAGTTAAAGGCAACCGCCCTTTATTATTCGGCAACAAAGCAGGCAACCAATCAGCAACTCCAATGTCTTTTATTTGCTTGTACCAACCATAAACACTCACATAAGTGACATCGGGCGCAGCCTGTGCAATTGCATCCACCTTTGCCATGCCTAAAGCCACTAACGAATTTATTTCTTTAATGATTTTTAACCGATATTCTGCTTTTTCCCGCGCTGCGGTTTTGGCAACTTCCCAAGTTGCCCATAAAGACGCTGGGGAATAGCTGGGTTTAGAAGATTTAATTTGAGGCTCTTGCAATTCGAGCGCGATTTCTTTCAGTTTTTTTGAATTTTTTTGAGGTAAAACAGCAATTTTTGCGTTTTTTTCTGATTGATTTAACTTAGAAAGGACAATTTCTTTATATTTTTCAGGCAGACTATCGATATTGATTTCATAACCCACCCCACCGCGTCCGCCTTGCACGGAAACCTCACGGACATCTAGGGGTGAGCCTAGCCAAGAGCCTTGACTAATAGCTTTTCTGATTGACTGTGGAGAAACATCAGTGATTTCGGCTATTTCTCTTATTGAAATAAAACTCATAATAAACAACTCGCACCAATAGTTTTATCTACACCATTAATCATTTTTTAACCCCCAATTCATGGGGGCAGTAAAAACATGATTTAGAATATTGGAACTGGCGGAGTAAAAAACCCAACTGTTTTAAACGCTCTCATGGCAACGCGGTATCCCAGCTTTGTCGGGGGAAAAAAGATGTAATTCGTTTCTTTTTCAGCCGTGTCGATATCTGAAAAATCGGTTGCTTCTGAGTGAAAGGCGATTGCACCACAGTATGGATAGAGAAAATTTGCATCAGGTATGAAGCTTCTTACGCTGACTTGCTGAATGTTGTACTGATACTTTTCTTGTAAATTGAGCGTTGCTCTGCCTACTTTGGAATAGCGATTGACGCGACGACTATCGTTACGGCAAGCCTGAGCAAAGTCGTAGGCATTGGCGAGTTGCAATAAGGCTTTATCGCCAATGTTAAAAGAGGGGAAGTAACCCCCTTGAGCATTAAGAAGTGCATCAAATGACGGAAAATCGGTATATTCTGATGTCACTGCATTTAGTGCAGGTAAGGTGAATGACATGGTGCATTCTTTTGAGACTGATGGAAGATTTAGCATGATGTTTCCTTTATTTAAAAAAGTGGTTTGCCGATGGTTTTTTCTATGCTGTTGATAATGTTGCGGGCGACTAAGCCACGGGGTGGCGTACCACCGCGTTTTATTGCGCGGCGCAAACTGTTATCTACTGTTCGCGGATGAAAGTTGTGCTGTATCGCCCAAGAGCGAAGGGTGTATCGTTTTTTTTTTAAACGCTGTTTGATGTGTTCTAGGTTCATGGTTTGTCCTTGATGTGTTCCTATTGTTGGTACACATGATGCTAATATAGTCGCTATAACGACACATGTCAATATAGCGACAACATTGAGGGAATTATGGGAATCGGTAGCAGAATAAAAGAAATTAGACTTTCTAAAAAACTGAATCAAAAAAGATTTTCTGAAATAACAAACGTATCTCGTAGCTATATATCAGAAATAGAATCTGAGAAAAGCAAGGTATCTATTGATGTAGCTGTCGGTATAGCGACTCATTTTCCTGACATTAATTTGAATTGGCTACTTACTGGGGATGGAAATATCCTTGATCACAATTTTCACCGAAAAACGCCCGCAAATAACCAGCCGTCAGAAACCCAGCACGTGACGAAAAAAGAACTGATGGATACGCTTGAATTAATCCTTCAAGAAACGGAGAAAGGCATGGAATTGGTTAAAAAAATGGGTTAA